CCGCGGACCTGGCCTCGAAGGTCAGCGCCTGCGGCGAGCATCCGAACGAACACCGGATCTCCCTTTGTCACGGCCGCTTCCACTTGCATCCAAACCCGGCCCCGCTTCAGGATGCTCACGGGAGTATACTGTGCCACTTCCGTGGCCGCGGCGTACGGCTCGCGGCCGACTTCGTAGAGCACCACGCCCGGATATTGCTCCGGGTCCAGGATACACTCGGTGGGGTCCGTGCCGACGTCGAGCGTGCCGTTCACGCCACCCATGGCGTCCAGATACATGCGGTCGACCCGCTTGAAAACGGAGGCGCTGTACGTGGTCGTGTTCCCGCCGACGGGCACGGGCACGAGCTCTACCTGGTGGACCCCACCAGGGCCCTCGCCGACCACTTTGAGCCACCCCGCGATCCAGTCCGCGTGGTTATTCCACACGAAGGCGAGACGTTGGGCCAAGGGTATCGGGCCGTCGCCGATGACGCCGTCCAGATCCGTGAGCTCGAAGGTCTGCGCGGTGGCGGCCGATGCGAGCGCGGTAGCGATGCTATCGGTATCGGCAGCAGGCAGCGCCGCGACCGGTTTGACCTGATCGCACGCGGTTCCCGCCTCGCAGATCAGGCCGAAAGTCATGGCCCCGCCTTCGGCGACCTTACTATGGATGTCGTTCCAACCGCAGTCGCCCTGCTGTCCCTTTCGGGCTGCGGTCATGTTGGCTGCGTAGCTGGTCTGGCTCATGATCGCCCCCTACTCTCCGCCAGCGGCGGTGGGGTCCAGCGGACCCGGCGCTTGGTCTCGGGCGGGCTCACCGGCTGCACGTCCGCACGAGGCGCGGCGCCCTTCTGCTGCAGCCCCTCGAGGAGACCCCGGAGATAGTCCAGGGGCTCCGTCCCGTCGAGACTGTACCGATCCTTCAGGACGGTCCGTAGGACATCCTCCTCGGAGCGCCCCTCGACCTGGGCATCCGCGTCGACGCGGCGGACCCGCTCCACGAACGCCACGCGGGCGGCGACGGCGGCGTCCATGCGGACCGGGTCCGTGGCCTCGGCGGCGTCCTTTTCGGCCTTCTCGGCGCGGGCCTCGGCGGCATCCGCCCGGCCCCGCTGCCGCTCGGCCTCGCCCTGGACCTGGGCGACCGCCTGGACCAGGCTCTCGTTGATCTCGGAGTAGTCTACTCCGTTGATCGTGATTTTCATTCGCGTTTCCTCCGTCTGAGGGGGAACCTGGCCCCCGGTCGAATCTAGTCTTAGTCGCACCTCTGGCCCGGCGCGGCCCGTGCCTGGGGGGCAGAGTGTGACGTGGTTGCCACGGATATTACGCTGGATCGCGTCGTATCGCTCGCCGTCCGGTGTCGTGCCCGGTGTAAGCTCCAGGTCCACATCGTAGCCGCAGGACAGCTCGACCCGGCGGCCGTCGAGGATGTCCCGGACCGACCGCGCGTCCTGGACGTGCACCGTGGCGGCGACATACTCCCCGTCCGCCCGGACGTCGTCGCCTACCTGGCCGCGGGCTACCGTGGTCCAGTTCGTGGGCGTGACGGCGGGTGGGTGCGGCCAGTCGGTCACCGTGGCGCCCGCGAAGGACGCGAGGGCGGCATCGGCGTGGACCTCCTCCGGTGGGCGGTACTCTCGACGGACAGAGCCGTCGGGGAGCTCATAGAGTTGGATACCGGTGCGGGCGATACGGGCAGGGATGCGGAGGCCGCCAGAGGGTGTGCGTTGGATGTCGGCCGGAATGGCCGTCGAGTCGTACCGTCGGAGCATGTTTCAGTATACGCAAAATCGCGGAAGTACGCAAAAAGTGCAAGAGGCGGAAAAAGGTGCGTGGAGGAAAAGGGTGCGGGATCGTTACGAAAACCGAGGAATGGGCGGTCCGAGTGTGAAAAAGGTGCAGAGGGCGGATATGTAGAGGACGGAAAAATGAAAGGTTGCGGTCGGCACGGTGCGTGCAATGGAAGGGTCTAGAAGGAGACAGGGACATGATTTGTGGAAGATGCCCGGCCCCCTACCCGGGGGCCGAGGCGTACGCCGCACAGAGGCGTTTCGCCGAAAAAGAGGCGGCCTCACGCGCCGCCTCCCTCAAGGAACGCAGGCTCAATCCCTGCAAGTGCGATAGGCCGAAGGGCCCCTGCGCGCTCTGTGAGGAGCGCGAGGGGTTTTTTCAGAGGGACGGAGAGCTGCTCTGTCCCTCCTGCCTTGTCCTCATGAAGCAATAAGGAGGAGGAGGAGAAAATGTACGGCACAGGACGCAACGAGAAGGGCGCAACCATTTACGCACGAGAAAGTGCCTCAGGTATCTGGGAGTGGGCGACGGTAAATGTCGCCGAGGAGCCCACTACCGAGATGCACTTGCCAGAGGGCTTTGACGCGTCCCCGAGTGAAGCAGTGAAGGCGGTTCGCCGCTTTCACCAATGTTCCGTGAAAACAGCGAGAAGGATCTATGCCGAGGAGGTCCTAGGCATCATAAATGCCACCGGTCAGGACCTTCGCCTTGACGGCGTAACAATCCCCGCTGACGACCGATGGAATGTACGCCTACATGAGGTAGGCGTGGCGATCGGAAACGGCCGCCTGCATGTGGCGACCGAGCTGCTGGAAGGTACTCCGAAAATACCAGCGCCCCGAAAGGGCGTGCTGGTCGTGGTGCCCAGAGCGTTCGCCGAGCGGGCGAGCGCCCGGGGTGATGTCGTCTACTGCAGCGGTGGTCGCCTTTACCAGTCGACGACAAACTGTGCCACATGTGCATTCATGTACGAGCCCCGTTGTGGGCATGAATGGTAACGCTGCAATATGCAAAAAATGCAGGATAGCGAAAAAGATGCAAAGAAGAAAAAGCCATAGGATTATTAGGAAAACACGCAATAGGACGGTTTCGGTACGAAAAGTGTGCAGGGAGGTGTGGTCTATCCAGGGCGGAAAAATGCATGGTTACGGCTGGCACAGGGTGTGCAATAAAATGGTCTAGAAGGAGACAGAGAACATGGACAAAACAAACGAGAGACTGACCCGAGACGAGATCGAGGACATCCTTTATGCCCAAGCCCGCGGGAGCTATCAAAGGTCCCTCATCCTCGGGACCGAGAACTGGTCAGGGTCCTCCCTCAAGGGCAAAGCGCGCGAGTATTCCGGCCGCTACGCCCAGTCCGCGGGCCGGCTCTTGAAGCGGTGCCAGGAGGCCCTAGGGCCGTACGGCTGTAAGGTATACACCAAGAGGGTACCCACCGGCGGGCGGAAAAAGACGATCCGGCGGCTGGTGGTCGAGCCGCCGGAGGGGAAGCCGTGGGTGTTCTAAAGGATGGTGAGGGATGAGCTGCCCTCGATGCGCGCAGCCCGTCCTCCGGGCGTCGTATACAGGCCGTCTCTCCTGCAAGAGCTGCGGCTTCAAGGAGTCGCTGGAGGAGACCAAGGTGTGGGTCAAGGCATTGTTCGCCCTATGGGGGGCGTCCACGCGGATGTCCCCCACCTGAACCTCTCAGCGACACCCAGGGCCTTCGCCAAGCTCCTCTGCTTCCGCCGGAAGTAGTCGAGCTCCCGCCTCTTCGCGTTCCGCTCCTGCGTGTAGTCTTTCATCCCACCCACCTCCTCGCCACGTCCCATACGTGGTCATACAGATGCAGCCCCTTCGAGACCGCCACGATCTCGCCCGTCGAGACGCCCATGCACCCGGCCATGTACTCCTGCATCAGGTGGATCGCGGCCAGGTTCACCGGGAAGCCGCCCCAGAGATCCCAGGAGCGGAAGTACAGGGTGAACGCCAGCTCTCCCTCTTCGATCCTGGTGTCGATCAGGCGAAGGCACGGCGGATCGGAGAGCTCCAGGTCCTCCGGTCGCGCGACCTCGATGATCTCCTGATTCGACCCGGTGTGCCCCCGCCGGATTATCTCCTCCATCTGCGGCGCCACGCGCTGACCGTAGGTGTAGGTCTCATTCTCCTTCGGGGCCTGGTCGGTCATCAGGTACGGCAGGTATTCCTCCACGTACTCCATGGTGGTCGGCGGCGGGATTTCCAGGCCCGGCCGCCGCTCGGGCACGAGGGGACGGGACTCGGGATACCATATCTGTATCATGGCCGGCATCTCCAGGCGCTTCTGTCCCACGTACGACCCGTGCGTGATCTCGTACTCCCGGCCGAACTGAAACAGCGCAGTCAATGCCTGGAACCAGGCGTCGGGGATGTCCCTAGCGACGATGTATATCATGGGTGATCACTCACTATGTCCGCGGCGTCCATTTCCGTCATGGCCGCGTGGAATGTGCCCTTCCTGTCGAGTAGGATCGGGTATGTATCCTCGCGCCCGAGGGGGAGGAATACCTCGAGATCCGTGTTCGTCGCATCGGTTAGGAGATTGACAGGGGCGGACGAAATCGATGCTACCTCCACGCTAGAGAGCTCCCTGCTCCAGATCCCGAGGGACTGGAAATACCCGGTCCATGGACGTGTGAGAGAGCACAACCCACCTGTGCCCAGGGACATACCTACCGGCGTATCTCGGAGGATCGTTGCGCTCAATGAATCGTGTATTTTCGTCTTTCCCGCGGCCAAAGATCCGTTGTGGTACACTTCCGTACCAGCGTACTTTCCCGAGCCGTCGTGCGTCAGACAGATACAGTGCCAGCTCCCGTTGTTCAGCGCTGGGGATGGCGTCCAGTCCACCGTCAACCTATTCGACCCGGAGTTGTGAGCCCACCACCGGAGGCGGTTCGTGGATGCCAGGTACTGCAGCATCCAACCATTGTACGCGCCCGAGTCTAGATACTCCGAAAAGATGTAGGCGGTTGTGGCGGATACGCTCGTCGTTTTCAGCCAGAGGTATATCGTAAATGGTTGATTATACTCTATAATCCCGTCAATCAGCGCCTTGTTCGGCATGTAAATCCGGTCGTCCGTCCCGTCCAGGTAGATACTCGAGTCGTTCGCCCATTGGAACACGGAGGGATCTTCCTCCGCCTCAACCGTCACCTCCGGCGACCCCGTCCAGCCGACGTTGGGCAACACGCTATACCGGTAAGATTTCCCTGCCACGAGGGTCGTCCGGACGGACTGCTGTGCGTACTGATCCGCCCAGACCGTCCCGTCCCACACGACGTATTTCGTCGAGCCGAGCTGGACGACAACGCGGTCGAAGAGGAACGGCGCCGTTCCGGTCGCCTCGATGACTACCGGTGTAGACGCCTGTACGACATCGCTAGTCGGCGAGATCCTTGTGATCGTGACCGTCAATTCGGTAACTCCTTGCAGGGACACTTCTGTTGCGGGGACTCGCAATGGACATGCGTTACGCGGTCGCAGTACACACAAAGAGCCCAAGGTTCGTCGATACGGACGTCCTCGCCACAGACGGCGCAAACTTTGTCAAAAACCAGAAGGTCATCATCATCCATTTCCCACCAACCATTTCGGCGCCACGGGCCGAGCCACGCAGCGGCATTGATAGTCACCCCCAGGGTGTTCATTCCGTCCGCCACCCACAGGCGGGGGGTTATCCCAGGACTGTCGCGTGTTGTGCAGCCTGGCGTGCGCCTCTCGGACGCGCTTGTCCCTGGCCGTGGTCCAGATATACTCCTTGACGCCCACGGACTCCTGCCGGTGCCGGGTCAGCCGGGCGTTCGCCTTGAGGACCTGATCCCGGGCGATGAGCTCAGCCCTGGCCTCGCTGACCCCGTACCGTTCGCGGAGTCCGCCGGCTATCACCTCGACTCGGAGGCCCTGATTATACGACCTCGTGATCACGTCCTGCACGTCCGCGAGGAGCGACTGCCGACGGAGGGGGACCTCCTCGTACGGTGCCATCACCCCGGACTCGATCAGATCGACATGATCGCGGAACCACCGGGTGCGCTCCTCCTGGAGCTGTGGGTAGCTCCTGTCCAGGTCGATGGCTAGGACACGCTGCTGCTGTCGCCGTACGTGCTCCTCGAGCTGGTACACGCCGCTACTCACCGCCGGGACGATATGGGACGAGTCGAACTGCTGCAGGAGCGCCACGCGAATCCACTCGAACTGGCGCTCGATCGTGCGGAGGTTGATCTCCCTAGGCCTCGACGGCGGGGCGACAAGGCCGTCAGGGCCGAAGATCGCCATGGCCTCGGGTGGGTACCGGATGTGAAACGCACCGGGCTGGCGCGTGCTCTCGACGAGAAAAAACTCCTCTTCGCTCCGGGGGCCATACTGGCGCTCGAGGTCGATGGCCTCGCGGACCCGGCGCTGGAGCTCCGTGGGTGTCCCGTCCGCGGACGTGATCCTCCGGACCTCGTTGTGCGTCACAGCCCAGGGGGCCCAGCGGCGGACGTCCTCGGGCTGGAGCTGCGGCCAGAGCGATCGGAGCTCGGCGTCGGACAGGTTCCATATCCTCGGGAGGCGGCCCCTCGGGCTCAATGGGGAGTACGCGGTGGGTCGCTCTGCCGGAGCTCGGGCCGTGACGAATCCCGGGAAGTCCCTCCCGATGTCGTCCCCCCGGTGCGGCCATCGGTCGAACAGGGGGTCGATGCCTCGCTGGATGATCCCCTGCGCGACGCGCCACATATGACGCAGGAGGCGGACATGCTTGATCTCGATGCCTATGGGCAGCGCCGGGATCACTCGATCATGCTCCGTCCCTCGCGGTCGATCTGCGGCGCCGCGTCGCTCCATTCGCCCGTGCCGTACCGGGCCTGGCCCACCTCCTCGGCGGTGACCACCTGGCGGTCTATGTACGCCGCGTCGACGTCCGCGGTGAGCTTCATTCGCTCGGCGAATTCCTTGGGAGTCTCCTGCCAGAGCGACGGCCAGACGATACCCCACGAGTCCGGATCGGGGATGTTCTGTTCCATGGCGATCATCCGGATCACGGTTTCGATCGGTTCCTGGAACACCTTGTCCCGGGCGGACTGGACGATGTCGTACCACTGCCGGGTGTCGTTCTCGCCGGTGGCGTTGAGCCCCGCCGCGGACCGGCCGAAGAGCACCGTCACGGGAACGCCCGTGATCGACGAGATCCGCATCATCAAGCGGTCCATGGTGTCCGGAATGCCCGTGAACGTCCGCTCTATGTAGCGGAAATCCTCCTCCGTATCGAGGGGCATGATGTTTGCAGACCACTTGGCCAAGTTGATCACGTCCAGGCGCTCCTGGAACTGGGTCCGGAGCTTCCCCGCGAGGATAGACCAGAGCTTCTCGATCGAGAGGATACCCATGCTCGCGTCGGTGAGCATGTTTTTCACGCTCGCCCAGGCGATGTTGTAATCCCTCAGATCACCGTACACACGGCGGAGGACACTGTGGTCCCAGTAGCCTAAACGGGACCGCTCGCGGCGCGAGGTCAGGACGCCGCCGAACATCAAGAGCCGGCTCGCGTGGCATGAGAACCGCGTCCCGATCCCGTCCTGCGGCTGGATGTCGTATCGCTCGATCTCCCCGTACTCGGCCGTGAGGTGGTCCGTGTACTTCGTCATGGGGATCAGGCCGGTCTTGTCGTACGCCCGGAGGAAGACAAGCTGGTGCGGCTTCTCGATGTCGAGGGGCTCCTCGAGGTCGGACTCCTCCGTCCCGATGAGCACGCCCCCGCCGCCGAAAAGTCGACCCCAAGACGCCGCACGGTACAAAGCGTCAGCCGCGGCCAGGTCACCCCACCGATCCCAGATCAGGGACTCGGCCTGCGCCTTCGTGTCCGGATCGAGCTCGGAGCTCGTGACCAGCCCGAAGCCCTGCCGGAGCGCGGCGAGAGGCACGGCTTCGACGATGCGTGCGGCGAGTCCATCCTCATAGAATATCGTCTCATACTCGCGGTCCGAGGGCGTCGCGCCCTCCGCATGGTACCCGCTCAGGCGCTTATCCGTCGCGACCTGGCCCAGGCCCAGGACCGTATTGACCCACCCGTCCCATCGTTTGCCCATCATCGGTTCCCCATAGCCTCTCCCATCAGTTTAGCAAATCGGCTGACGGACCCCCCGTGTATTCTTACAAGGACCTGGCTCGCGCAGTCCACCTCGTCCGCCACGTCCGCGTCCGAGCCGGTGAACGCCACGAACCGCTTTTTCAGGTCCTTGATCCAGGGTGTTTTCTGCTGCCGGCCCTTGAATATCTGCCCACGCTCGTCGGGGAAGTAGACGTGTCCGTCTGAGAAGGTGCCCGTGATCGCACGTGCTCGGACGAGCTTCCCGCCCACGCCCGAGATCGGAACCTCCTCGAGGTCGGTGAATTCGTCGCCGAGCTCCTGGATGATGGCCTTGCCGAGTGCCGCGCCCTCCACGTAAATCGTCGTGGTGTAGGGGTGCTTCGCCGTGAAGTCCCGGAGCATGCGCTTCATGCCCGGGTAGTCGGTCTGCTCCCGGACCTGGTCCACGAGGTAGTGGCTCTGTCCGTCCGTCGCCCAGAGCTGTCCTGTTACCCAGGAGTTCGCCCGGGCGCCGAATGTAAAATCCCAGGACTGAACGTACCAGCAGTGCTCCGGGACGAGATCCCAGGAACGGAACCACTGCGGATTGAACACGCGGCCTCCCGGAGGCGTCGGGCGCTGCTCGTGCTGCGCCTCGACGTCCGCCCCCGCGGACCGCATGTCCCGGGCCTCCTTCTCGACTCGCTTCTCGTCCTTGAGCTTCGGACAGAGGAGCTCGCCGCGGCGACGGCGCCGGTCCTTCGGGTGGATGTCGTCCCGGTCGGGGTCGTAGTGCATGGGTAGACAAACCACGCGCCAGTCCCCAGACTTCCTCGCACGGCCAGCCATGTCGTACTGGTGCAGACGCTGCATAATGATCACCCGGGCGAACCGCTGCCCGGGAACGCCGCGGGTCGACATCAGGCCGAGCCACGACCACGCCCTGTCCATGGCGATGCCTGAGGCCAAGGTCACATCAAGGGGCTTGTGCGGGTCGTCGATCACATGCCTCTGAGCATGCCACCCTACGCCACGGGAGCCGATGGCCGAGGAGAACCTAAGCCCATCTTTGGTCGTCTTGAAAATCCCAGCCGAATCCGCGGACTTGCGCACATTCGTGAGGATCTTCACGTGCGGCCAGAGGGACTGATACCAGGGCGTCTCCACGAGGGCCTTCGTCCTCCTCGCGTCACGGAGCACGAGGTCTGGGTCATATGACGACATCATCCATCGGATGGACGGGTCGAGGGTCCATTCCCACGCGGGCCACAAGACGTTTACAATCGAGGACTTAGACATGCCCGGGGGGACGTTGATAAGCAACTGATCCGTTTTTCCCATGGTGACGAGCTCGAGCTCGTCGCAGATCAGTTTGATGTGCCAGCCGCCCACGAAGGGGACGCCTGGCTCGAGCCGCGGCCAGGCATGCTGCACGAATTCGTACAGACCGCCTCGGCGGATCAGGCCCCGGGTCGCGACCTTGTAAACCGCGTCCCGGGCGAAGCCCTCACCCGCCATTGCTCTTCCCGGGCTCTGTGAGCTTCGAGATCAGACGAAGCTCCTCCACGGTGCAGTTCGACTCGTCCAGGACTTCCGTGCCGTCAAGGTCCCCTTCCGCCGCAGCAACAGCTTCCACGAAATTCGCGGCGGCACCCGAGGCGACGTTCCAGATCTGGTGGAACGGGATCTCGGTCATCCCATCTTTCTGGATCTGTCGCCACGCGTCGAGCACGAGGCGGAAGCCGTCCTCGGCGATCTGACGGTACGCCCGGCTGTGCACAGCAGACGGCGGCATGGGGGCGCCGAGGACCTCGCCACGTTCCTCGAGGGCGCGGTCGTACGCCAGCGCCCGCTCGGCCCAGCGGAAGCGCGATTTGTAGCTACGGACGGTTGCAAGATTCAACCCGGACATGTCCGCATAAGCCCTTAGATCTCGAGGCTTTGGGAAGAACAAAAAGCCGCGGAAATTCTGATACGCTTTCGTTGTCTCGCCTGGCTGTCTCAACCAAGGGTCCCCGTTCCAGCTACCTGAAATCTTTGGCATAATCCCTATTGATTGTAGCATGCGGACGTTGATTTGTCCAGCAACACTCAGAGAGCGGTCGGCGCCGCGCGCACGCAGGCGGCCGAAAAGGACATCGGCGAACGCACACTTGCACACATAGGAATACTGAACAAAGTGTAAACGCAATGTCAGCGGATTTCTGAACAATTGACATGTGCATTGCGGTTATTTCCGCCTATATATTATTGAGTACCATTTTCCATTTCGTCTCTTTTCCCATGCGTGGAGGAAATAACC